TTCCCGCCGCGAGCATAGTTGTCCATGTCTGGGCCATCATTGCGGCCTTCTGCCATTGCCTTTTGGCGTTCTGGTGCCATTTGGCCGGTGCGGCGGCTCTTCAAATATTCGCCGTGCTTCCGACCCAAATCACCCACTTCGTCCAGCATGATTTGCGAGAATGATTTGCCTGGGTTTGCGGCCTTTTTAGCGGCGATTTCTTTGGCAGTTTCTTCGCGCCGCTTCATCCAATTGGCGTGAGAATCATGGTCATCAGACATGCCGCCCATGGCCTTGTGTGAACGGAGGGCCTTCGGCTTCACCATTTTCTTGATGAGCTTCTTGTCCTCGGCCTCGTCAGGGTGCATAGCTTTGCCGCCCTTTTTGTAGCTTTGGGTATTTAAGTCGGTGTCTGACTTGTAGTTTTCCTTATCGGCTGGGCGAGGCGTCGGCATTGGAGCGCGTTCAGGCAACCCACGACCCTTCATGCCGCGTTCAATCTCCTGCTGGCGAATCATATCACCGATTGCGTCCCCGCCGTCTGCCTTGCGAGCGCGACCGCCGTGCTTCCGCATACCGGCTGCCTTGCCCATCTGCTCGGATTGTGCCGACACAGGGTTTTGGCCGACGCCGCCGCTGAATTTATGAGCACGACCGCCCTTTTTGAACGCGCCGACATGCTTTGTGCCTTCACGGACGTCATTCGCCATGCGGACGTCGCGGTTGATCAGGGTGTCGGGGGTCAGGCTGGTGGCGCGGCCACCGGCTTTGCGCGGCTTGCGGTCGGGCCGCTTCATGGCCTCGCCGCCTTCGTGTTTGCCGACAACCTTGCCGCCCTTTTTGAATTGGCGCTTGGAAAGCGGACGAGCGCCGGTTTTCACACCAGCGTTCTCGGCTTCAGGGGGTGTCCAAGTCGAGCTGTCGACTTTGGTGTGCGGGTCAGCCGAGGTCAGGCGCTTGGCCTTTTCCTTCATGGCATTCCGCGCTGTTTTTGCGGTCTCAGACATAGGTATCTCCGGAGGGTTTAGAGCGGGCGTCCCCGCTTGCCACAGGGGATGGGTTCAGGGCTGGTGGCGGAGCGCTGACCTTTGTGAGCACATGCTCGACAATTGCGGGATTATGAAGTTTGGCCGGTGATTTTGCAACCGCGCCGCCTTGCTCGTACTTGCGCCTGACTTTCACGCGGTTGTGATCAAAGACAACATAGTTGCGCGTTTGTTGCTCATTTGAGCCACGGCTGCCCGCGTCAAAATACTTGATACCGTGCAGGCCATGCTTATCCAGCAATCCTGCAGCCATCGGCAATCCGTGCTTGGCCGTTAACTTCTCGTGCAGCTTCTCGCCGGTGAACCAACCGCGATCAACCAAATCAGCAAGCTCGTTCCTAAACGTGGGATGCAGATACCGGTCGGCCACAAGATTGGACACAGCATTTTGAGCATGCTCTGACTGTCCGCTTATCGGCTTATCCCAATCCAAAAAGTGATCAGGATGCGCGTCGATGGCGACCTCGTACATGTGGCCGTGTTTCCATTTAGCATCTGCAAACTTGTTTGGATTTTCTTGCAGTGCTTGCAATGCCGATTTCCACATTGGACCAGAATGATAATCTTGTGCCCACTCGCTCATCAATTTGTGAGCAGTGTCTATGCCATTATCCGCAACAACATGGGCAGCAATTTGAGCTGGAGTAAGATCATTAAGCTCTTGCCCTTGATAAATAGTCCCCCCATCAAAATGCATCGATGGATCTACATGCTGTTGTTTCGCAATTTCTTTCGCATATCCCTTCGCCACAGGCTCATGCTCGGCAAAATACAGCCCGTGCCCATACGCCTGTGCGCCTTCGCCCGTGCCGATCTTGGACGTGTCAAATTGTTCAAAATCATGCGGGGAGCCGTGGTAGGCGGTGATGGGGCCGCCGTCTTGAAAATGCTCAGGATGTTCGGCCATCATGTCATCAATTTGATTTTTATAATTTTTATTTAAAGGAATGAGATTGTTAATGGTTACAGGATTCCTTCCCTCAAATTGAGGTTCAAAATTTACTTGATCAATTGGAGTAAGATTTTTTCCTGAAGACCAATAAGGTTTAACCATTACTGGAACTTTGGTGTACCCATTTTTGGCAAGAGCAGCCATTCTATGACGGCCCTCATGTCCAGAAATTTTTCCGTCTTTAAATTCTAAAAACGGAGATTGTGTTTCTTTGGTCAATTTTTTAAAATTTAAATTTCCCGCTTCATCAAAAATTGTTTTTAAATAAGCATCATCCCTTGTCGTGGCATGCAAAAAATCCATTGGATTTACATGCCCAACATAACCTTTTGATCTCCCATCATCGTAATGGGATTGTGAAATTTCATGTTCAATTCTTTTTGGTGACCAACCAATACCAGCCATCACCGCCTCCCCGTGAACGTAGGCTCGCCGACTTCAGCCGTGTTGATGTGAAGGCCGGGAATATGATGCGGGCGATGCACTGCGCCGCCGCGTTTGAAATGAAACGGTTGCCCAGTATGTTGCTCAGGAAGACCTTCCATAAGCGTATGCCAGTCTGGGCGTTCGTAGCCCTCAGCGGCCATGACATGCTCTTCATTGCGCGGGAATTGGGCGTAAAAATTTTCTTTATTAAGAGTTGGTTTCATTTGGATTCTCCATTTGGTTGTTGTTATTCAAATCGGGCGTCATTTTGTTTTGTTGCGGCGGGATGACAACTTGCGTGTTTGTCACTTTCGTCGCGCCGAGCTTTGGTTTGCCCGATGGCCCGAGCTCAGTCGATTCTTCACGTTCATATGTTCCTTTTGGAGTTTTGACACGACCCGGATCATACTTCACAAAAAATCCTTTGGATTCTTTGTGCGCTTCACCGACCTTGCCAAATCCTTTTTTGTTTTTCAGCCCGACAATCACACCATTGGACCCCTCTGGTTGCATATCAAGAGGCCTAAAGTCATGCGTATCGCCGTTCACAACGCGATATGCTTTGCCTGTTTCCTGATCGTGCACCGTCTCGGGAAGGTGTTCCTTATCCGTAAACGCCATTGCCACGTTGTCGCCCTTGTCCAACCGGCGGCGCATCTGGTGCCAGTTCGTGTGCGGGTTAACAACGTCAGGCTGCGACACACCGGTTGACGAATATGTGTAGTGGTGATTGCTCGCCACCGGCTCATATTTCATTTTCGTGTAGTCATAAAACGAGACGTCAGGGAATGACTTGATGATTGACTGATGAATGCGGGGGTTGATGTCTGACAAGACATTCAAACGAACGCCGAGATGGTTTCCGTTGCCTTCCGCTTCGTGCCTTGCCGCCGCGATCTCGTCATATAAGCGTGTCGCAAACGCGCCTGGATGGTTCATCATAAAAAGCGTCTTGTTTAAGCTATTGAGACGAGGCCCCTCAAATGCAGACAAGTCTTGGCCGCCACCAACTTTGAAGTAATTGCCTGATGTTTTGCCAAGACATTCGTCTTTGCACGATGCGTGATTAGGGCATGTGTTGAAACCGCCCATCTCAAATGCCGGTGCAAGAGGTAACCCTGTCGTCTCGACGCCACGGCCATCGGGGAGCTTAAGAGGCTCTTCGCCTTTGTATCCCTTCTCGCTTTTCAAAAGTTTTTCGTTCTTGCCGAGCAGGCTGGAGATTTTCATCTTCTTCATGATCGCCTTCGCCGCTTGGCTATTGGCAATGCGGTCCGCGCGATCAAGCGATTTGTGGTGGGCAATAGCGTCGTCAAACGCTGTCGCCAAACTCATGATGTTGATTTTATTCGGGTCAATCGTGGAAAAAGGGCGCACGGGCCCAGACACGCTTCCGCCTTGCGGTTGGATTTGAAACTTCTGATTTTTGGAGCCGCCGTCGGCCAACTTCACGCGGACGGCGGGCTTGATTGAACGGGCAATGCCGAGAAGGTCTCTCATTGTGCCGTCCCCCGCGTGATCGCAGGAATGACGTTGCCGAGAAGATTGCGGACAACTTGCTCGCTCTCAGGGTGCACAGCGATGTTTTGGGCGAGATCAATCATTTGAATGTTCTCTTTGGCCCGCATCTCTTCCTGCTCCATGGCGTTGTCCGCCTCGTCCTTCTTCATCGTCGCAGCAAGTTGCGCCGCCTTGATCTTGGTGTCTTGCACCTTGGCGTCGGCGAGCTTCTCCTTGATGATCAAGTCAATCGCGTCGACCTTCTTCTCGTGGTCGGACTTCTCTGCCGGTGCCACGAGGCCGCCCTGCTGGCTGTCCTGCTGTGCCTTCGCAAAGTCGAGCGCGACCTTCGCCTTGCCGACCATCGCCTTGGTATCGCTGTCCTGCTTTTTGATCTGGAGCTCGGCCATCTTGGCTTGCGCCTCGGGGCTCTGCTGCGGGCCGAGCGCTTCTGGCGGCACCATGAATTGCTCGGGGTTGCTCCAACCCACAGCCTGCAGCGCCATGCGGTCGACCGCAATCGGGTCATACAGCGCAGGGTTTGCCGACTGGATTTGTTTCAGCGCCATCACCTTCATCAGGCGCTGCGTCTGGCTCGCCGTGTTTGGGTCTGCCTGCGGCACAAGGTCGGCCTGATCAAGAGCCCGCGTGAAGGTTTGCTGATCCCATTTGCGGGCCGGACGCTTGTTCTGCTGCCAAAACGCTTCAGGATTTTCACGGAAGCATTTGACAAGTAACGCAAATTCTTCTGATTGCGCCGAGTGCATGCGCTTGTGGACCGCGTTCAGCACCTTGGTCGCTTGGTCGATCAGCGCAATCGTGGTGCCGACCGGCGCGTCCTGCTTGCCTTCGCCGACTGCTTGCTCGGCTGTGCCGCCAATACGCATGCCGGTTTGAGCCATGTTGTCGACGAGCGCCATAAGGGCCTGCGACGGCTCCTTGTATGGGAGCGGCATGACCGCCTGATTGATCGGCAAGCCGCCGGTCTTGACCAGAGCGCCACCGCCGGGCGGGACGCGGAAGATGTTGGTGTTCTGCCGCGCACCGGCATCCGAGTAGAGGAAGCCTGGGAAGTTGGCATACATGCCCGCATCGAGCAGCTCGCGCCATGCGGCTGTCACCGCGTTGGTCGTGTTGCCTAAGATGTGGAGGAGACCAATGTCATAAAAGCCCATGCCCGGCACGAAGGTATATTTGACAAAGTTCTGGCGAGATTCAGGAAGGTCTTTTGTATCTTCGTCATAATTTCTCACAATCGACAGGATTTCATGGGTCGATGCGTCAATCGTGACGCGATACGGGATTTCAAGGCCGGTATCTTTGCCATTGTGGCGGTGCTCAAACCCACGGATGTCGAGCTCGCAATAGCATTCATAGATTTCACGGTCGCGGTCTTCAGGGTTGAACGACGATGTCGAGATGCCCTGCTGGGCCATCTTCTCGCGCTGTGCGGCATCGTATTTGATCATCTTCGGGTCAGACAGGTCGATCTCGCGATACACGCCAAGGATTTGCATCCGCTTGACGGTCGACGACCTCATATAGATGCGGTGGGTGATACGCTTCGCGTTACTGAGATCGGTTGCAGAGTTGTTAACGATGAGATCGTCAGCGTCGACGCTTTCGGAGACCGGACGGTTCCGCAATGGGCAATAGTACACCTTCTTGAAGGCTGTCCCGCCAAACCCGAGCATGAGCAGCATACGGTCGGTGTCAGGGTAATACTCTTTTGCAGTAGATGTGAGATAGTGGTTGAGGTCGTTCTCAAGATCGTTCGCGAGCTGGTCGGAGGCGAGATCAGAGTTGTTGTTGTCCTCGCGAATTTTCACTGGCCCATCAGTCGGGAGCAACTCGCTTCGTGCGTTAGCTTGGAAGCGGAGCACTGCTTCAAGCAGGAGAGGGTGTCGTACACGCGACATTCCTTCCACAGGCGCACCGTCTGCCGCTCCGGCAAGTCCAGGGATTTCAACCTTAAGCCCAAGGAGCTTAATTCCTTGCGCCCGATCCTCAATCCATTCCTTACGAGAGTCGAGGTCATCCTCAATGCCTTTCATGAGATCGTGCGCGATCCGGCCCAACTCGGTCTGCTCAATCTCCTCCACAAGATTGTCAAACCATCCGGTCTTGCGCCCTTCCGCACGCTCAAGGGGCGATCCGTCGAGGGAAAGCGTGATCGAGCCGTCAGGCAGCTCGATGGTCATGATGTTGCCGTGCTCGTCCAATTCTGTCTTCGGCCCGCCCTCGTCGGCGTCTTGGATGATGATCTCGGAGCTGTCTTGAAATTCAGACGGCTGTTCGTCCTCATTGCCGAGGCGGATGTTGGGGCTCAAACCGGGGACAAGGGCCATGTATCAAATCCCGTACAAAGGTTGCGGCGAGCCTCCGGTATGGAGCCTGCTCTGCTCGTAGTCGTCCTGCACTTCGTCCGGCCTCAGGATGAATCCTGACTGGCGCAGGTATCTCATGGCCATCGAGACCGTGTCGACAAGGTCGTCGTGCTTAGCTTTCGGGAAGCGCATACACTGATTGATGACCTCGTCGGCCCAGTCCTTATCGGGGCAATACACCAGCCCCTCTTCAAAAAGGTGCTGCACCGAGTAAAGACGCGCCACTTTGTCAATCGACCCGGGATCAACGAGC